TAAATATTCAGATACTGGGGGGTTGATTAGCGAGTCAGATGCTAAAACAATGGTAAATGCGGCAGATGAATTAAGAGATCTGCAAGCAGAATTAACTATTTTAAATTTAAAACCAGAATCAGAAAGGACTGATAAAGAGAAGGCTAAGATGCATGATCTTACTTCTACTATTTTAGCTAAGCGTAAAACTTTGATGGAAAAAGAAACGAGTTATATCACTCTTTTTAATCATACCGCCGATATTAAAGCTCAAAATAGAGCTATTTTATGGTACATTTTAAGTTTGACTTATTATAAGGATGAAACTATTGGAAGCGAATTTCAACCTTTATTCCCCGGAAAAAACTTCGAACAGCGTGAAGCTGTGATGTTTGATTATGAAGATTCAGAGAATGAAATTTACAATAAATGCTATAGCAAGCTAGCTAGTATTGTGAGTCATTGGTTTTTTACTAGTAATGTAGATAGTGAAGAATTCGATAGAATTATTCAAGAAATAGATGGACCAGAAGAACCAGAACCAGAGCCAGAAGAAGTATCAGGAGAATCAGGAGAATCCGATAACTCAAGAGAAGAGTGATTCTTTAAGAAGGGCTTTCAGGGATATTAAAAGAGGATTCTCTAAGATACACATCTTAGGGAATTCTTTTTATTTAAAGCATATATCTTTTGATGATCAAATAGATATTGATGATGTGTATGATAAATATTTCAAAGAAGCTCAAGATAGAGGAGTTCCTACACATGAAGAAACTCTTGAAAGACTCAAAGAAGAAGGAGAATGGAGCGACAAGCAAGAAGGAAGAATAAAACAGCAAGAAGATTTTGTTCAACAGCTAAGAAATAATAAAAAAGTTCAGTATCTAAAAAAAGAAATTCAAAGATTAAATAAAGATATTGCTGATGGAATTAAAAAGCTGAACGAAATGAAAAATGAAAGGGCGGCGCTATTTTCGAGAACGGCTGAATCTTACGCTGAAGAAAGAGTAAATGATTTTTATATTTTAAAATGTTTATATAAAGATTCTAAATTAACAGATTTGGCTTATTCTGAAGAAGAGTTCGATGATATCGACTCTGAGGATCTGTTTGAAATTATAAAAGAATATAATAAAGTATATTCTAACATTAACGATGAATCTATTCAGTTTATTGTTTTACAGGATTTTTACAATTTGTTCATGCCTTTTGCTGAACACGCTCATGAATTTTATGGTAAACCTGTCTGTGATTTAAGCTACAATCAATTAAAACTCCTTATTTATTCAAGATATTTTAAAAATATTTTCAGTAATAATGATAAGATGCCTGATCACATCAAAAAAGACCCTGAAAAAATCATTGATTATGTCAATGCAAATGAAAATGCTAGGAAGCTAGTAGATAAAAAAGGAGAGAAGGAAAATGCCGCTCAAACTCTTGTGGGAGCGACAGAAGAAGATATGGAATACATTGGCTTCAAAGCTAAAGGAGAAAAAACCACTTCTCTAGCAGAAGAAGCTAAAAAGAAGGGCGGCTCACTTTCTATGGAAGATATGATGAAATTGTTTGGATAACATGAATTTATATTATTTTTTAGTGTAAATAGTGTAGTATGCCAGTTCAAGTCAATGTAGCAGCCGATCAACAGAATTTAATTAATTCTATTGAGAGAGGGGTACGAGCTTATAATCAAAGATTTTCGAAGAGTAATACGATTAATCTTAATATTAATGAGCGAGGTTTTACTCAGCCATTGGGTCGAATTACTGGTGCCGTTAATGATTTCGAATCAGCGATGGCAGCTTCTAATGCGCGTGTTATTGCTTTCGGTGCGTCTACTGCTGTGCTGGGTACTGCTATTGCTGGTTTTAGATCTTTAGCTAAAGCTAGTATTGAAGTTGAAAAGAATTTGGCAGATGTTAATCGTATTTTACAATTAAGCACTAGTGACCTTCAGACTTTCGGAAAAGAACTATTTAATATTAGTAAAAGAACTGCTACTTCTTTTAATGATGCTTCTAAGGCTTTGCTTGAATTCTCTCGTCAAGGTTTGAGCGCAGAAGAAACTCTAAGAAGAACTAATGATGCTTTGACGTTAACTCGTCTAGCTGGTTTGGGGGCTGAAGCATCTGTTGCTGCTTTAACTGCTACAGTTAACGGTTTCGCTAAAAGTGGTATTACGACAACTCAAGTTTTAAATAAATTAGTTGCAGTTGAACAGGCTTTTGCTGTTAGTGCGAGGGACTTATCTGAAGGTCTATCCCGTACTGGTCAAGCCGCTCAAGAAGCAGGAGTTAATATAGATCAATTAAATGCTTTAATTTCTGCAGCCCAACAGAGAACTGCTAGAGGTGGTGCTGTTATCGGTAACGCATTGAAAACAATTTTCACTCGTTTACAGCGTAGTGATACTCTCGATAGATTAGAAGAATTTAATATTGCTGTTAGAGATGTTCAAGGTAATACTTTGCCAGCTACAACAGTTCTACAAAATTTCGCTGCAGCTTATAATAGATTAGCTGATGCTCAAAGAGCTCAATTATCAGAACAAGTCGCTGGTGTTTATCAAGTCAATATTTTAAAAGCTATTGTAAGCGATTTAAATTCAGAGCAAAGTATTTATAACGCAGCTTTGATAAAAGGGGCCAGCGCAACAAATGAAGCTTCAAGAGCTAACGCTCAATTAAATCAAACTTTGTCTGCATTACTTGTTCAGGTCGGAAATAATACTCAGCAACTAGCTTCAACAATTGGTAGTGTTACATTTGAACCTTTAGCTAAAAGCGCGGCCAAAGCAGCTAATTCTATAGTTGAAGCTATTACAGATGTAATTACCGGAGAAGGACTAGGGAGTGATTTGGCTAATGGTTTATTGAAAGGTATCAGAAATGTTTTAGCTGGTCCCGGCGCTATCGCTGCTTTTTATACTCTATTTAAATTAGTTCAAAGTTCTTTCACTTATGTAGCTCAAGCATTACCTCAGATAGCTGGCATAACAACCGAAACACAAAAAAGACAAAATTTAGAACAAGCCATTCTTGGCATATTGCAATCAGAAAATAATATATCTAAATCTATTTTAGGTAATACTGGAAATCAAAAAAGACAAGCAGAGATATTATTAGGTGTAGCGAGACAGCAGACAGCTCAGTATAGAGAACAGTTAGCTTTAGCAAATAGCTTGGCTGGAACTTTAAGAAATCAAGGAGTTTCTGTCGGAGCGAGAGGCTTACAAGCTGGAAGAACAAGAAGTGGGGGTTATATTCCTGCTTCAACAAGAATGGCTGAAAGAGCTGGCGCTTTTGCTGGTGGATATGCTCCGGGTAAAGTTGTTAATTCTCCTGTCGGGGGAGTGATGAATACTGCTGAAGATATTAAGTATATGCCCGGATTTGCTCAGCCATTTATTAATCCTCCTAAAAATTCTAGAGCAGGAAGATTGCATAGAGCAAATGCGGTGAGGCAAGTCGGTGTAGATCCTTATCAATATCGAGGGTTTGTTCCTAATTTTAGCTCTTTATCTTTAGGTAGCTTATCAAAATACAAAAGATCAAAAACAGAAATAGAACAATACGCTGATGTAGAAGGATCTAATATTAATACTAGAGATACTTTAGATTCTGGTTATGACAAAATTATTAATTTTGATGCGACAAAAGTAAAAGGTTATGGAAAATTATTAACATCATCCGCGACTGGAAAAGCAAGTAAATCTTTTGGAGATAAATTTGAAAAAGCTATTTTAAAAGCTATAAAAACTAATAACGCAGCAGCTTTTGAAGGTGGGATTAGTCAGAGTTTAAGAAAACTTCAAGCCGCTCATAATTTAAAAGGAGGGTTTAGTTCTGCTATTGATTTTATGAGTGCAGACGCTTCTATTTTAGCAGAAGCAAAAGGAGGTTTTTATGATGATGCAGCTGGAGATAAGCCCCCTAGGGCTATAGCGGAGAATTTGAGAAGAGCTGAATTCGCTAGATTGTTTACGAGTCAAGGCCCAGAATACATAGATACAGAAAATATTTTAATACAAAATAAAAATTTTGGTTACGGTAAAAAGCAACAAGCTCGCTTAGAAAAAAATTATGGAAATATTAACGTAGATAAGACTTATCTTGTTAAAAGAAACAAAAATTCTGGACATATTCCTAATTTTGCAGCTGGCTATAGAAATCCATTTACTGGCGCATTAAATAATGCTGCTATAGCAAGAGGTATTAGAACTGGAGCTTTAACTGAAAAACAAGCTCAAGAAATGGGATATGCTACTTCAAGCTCGAAGATAGGAGCAAGAAAAGCTAAAAGAGCTGCTGCTGTTGGAGCGTTAAATTATCAAATGGTATATGTTCCTTGGGATATCGAAGGTTTTAGAGGAGGAAGAAGTGGGGGTAGGTTAAATATCGCTCAAGGAACAGCTTATGAAAGTTTTATTTTAAATTTACTCAGAAGTGGTCAATTAAAAGGAACCACTTCATTAGGTCAATCTTTTTCTCTTCCGGCTAGGCCAGATGTTGTTTCGTCTGCAGCTTTAAAAGGGGGGTCAAATGCTCGTATAGATGGTTATTCTTTATCTGCTGGTGAAATGTATGAAATGAAAGCTGGCGGCACTGGTAATACTGCTTCCGGTCTTCAGGATAAATTTATCAAAGCTATAGAAAATAATCCTGAAATTCTTAATCCAAAAAGAAAATGGAAAAACTATATTTTTAGGACCACCGCTGCTAAAGGAAGAGGCGCTAGTGGTGGATTCATTCCTAATCTTGCTTATAAAGGTGAAGTCATGGATCTCGAAGAATTTATTAGCGGTCAAAAAGCTATTTATTCTGAAACTCCATTTCCTCATGTTAGAAATGCGAGCCAACCAACATTCGCATCTGCTATCGCAGATCATGGTGGTTTAGGTAATGCTTTAAAAGATTCTTATAGAAATCAAAGTGCTGCTGGAATGGTTTATGGAGGCTACGTTCCTAATTTCGCTCCTAAGGGTACTATAACAGCTAAAGCGGCAGGTATAGACAATTTATCGGCAGCTGGAAGTGAATTGCAAAAAACTTTTTATAAATTGCAAGGAGCAATGAGGAAATTAACACAAAGCACAGATTTAAGTACTAAACAGCGAGATATTTTGCGTCAAGACTTGAGGACTTATGCTAGAACTATTGACTCTGCAACAGGATCTACTAAAGCTTTAGATTCAGTTAATAAAGCTTTAGCGAATTCTAAAAAGAAAAATAAAGCTGCAGTAGATACAAATACATCTGCGACAAAGAAAAATACAAGTAGTGGTAGAGGTGGAGGAGGAGGTTTATTGGGATCAGGAGGAAGAACGGCTTTAGCGTTTGGTGGACCTATGATTGCTGGTTTAATAGAACAAGCAGCTTTTGGGAATAGGCAAAGAATTGATTTATCAGAAAATGAAAGAGCTGTTCAAAGTACATTGAGTACAGGTTTAACTTCTATATCAACGGGTTTTGCGATAGCGGGACCAATAGGGGCTTTAGCTGGGGCTGCTGTTGGAGCAGCTTCTGCTATAAATGCAATGTCATTAACAGCAGAAGAGTATACTCAGCTTGCTGATAAATTTAATTCTACTACACAAGAAAACGCCGCAGCAGCTAAACAGTACATCGAGGCTCAAAAATCAATGGCATCTTCTTTGTCTGGAGAAGATTTTCAGTTAGCTTCTGATTCAGCCGCACAAGCTTTAAAAAAGATAAAAGATGTGAATTTGCAAAAATCTTTTGAAGCCGCTGGAAATGATGTTAAAAAATTAACAGAATCTTTAAAAACTTACGAACAAACTAGACTTTCAGGCTTAAATAGAGCTAATCAATTAGCTTTATCAAAACAAACTGGAGAAGCCAATGAGACAGGTTTTATAGCGTCTATTCTTCAGTTAGAAGAATTTTTTCCTACAACTAAAAGAAGATCTGGGGCTTTGCAAAATTTAGGTTATAGGACTGACGTTTCTGAAACAGGATCGATAACTTTAAATGAGGGTTCTAGGTCTAAGGTTTTAAGGGATTACTTTCAGCTTTTTGATGATTTAAGTGAAGTAACAGAAGGAGAATTAGATGATTTTGTTAAATTAATTGAAGAGCAGAAATCTAATAAATTTTTTGACACAGATGCTGTTGCTAGATTTTTTCAAGATGTGGCTGGTTTAGATTTTGTAGACGCTCAATCTAATGCAGATTTACTTGATATTTTAGAGGACGGAAGCAATGTTGTTGGGCAATTTATTTTTAAAAATTTTAAAAGTTTAGTTGATGATATTAAAGCCAAAGATTTTGAAGTCAATTTAGGAAAAATTCTCTCTGAAAGCAGGGGTGCTGCGGCTGACAATTTTAATAATATATTTAGGTCTATAAATGATTCATTTGACAGGATATCAAACGAAACATTAAACGTTTTAGAGCAAGCTAGATCTGATCAACAAATAAATAAAACTATACTAGATTTTACTACTTCTTTTACTGATAGTATTTCTTCTTTTGTTTCTAGCAATTTGCCAGATTTAGAAAGATATCAATTCGCTCAGTCTGCAGCTAGGCAAAAAGCAAATAATCAGTTAGCTCAATTAGCACAAGATTCAGATAATTTTGAGCAAAATCAAATAAATCAAAGAAGGCAAGCGCTAGAAAAGAATGCAGACGAGATATCCGCTTCTTTTGAAAAGAATTTATTTCAATCTCAAGCTGTTGGTGAGATTTTTAGAGATAGAATATTGCCGCAGTTAAAACAAGGCAATTATAATATAAATATAGATGAAATACAAAAACAGTCTCAAAAAGATGCTGTATTGGAATTTAATAAGAAATATTTTTCAGAATATCCTCAAGTTGGGATTTTTGGGGAAGTTAATGATGTCGGTCAATTAACGGATAATGCTTATGGTAATTTATCACAAGAAGAAGCATCGAAGAGAATCAAGAAAGAAACAGCTAGAATAGAAAAACAGTTAGAGTATTTGAATAGGGTTAAAGGTGGTGCTGAACCTTCTTATGAAGGTTCAGTTGAGACCGCTCAAAAGCAATATGATAAATTAATTCAAAAAGCTAAAGATTTACAGGAACTTGAGAAAGCTGTAGGCTTAACACAAGAAGAAAAGTCTAAAGCTGAATTAGAATCTTTATTAAAAAGAAAACAAGACGAGCAAAAATTATTTGAAGCGTCAGCAGCGAATGCTAAAAAAGAATTTGAACTTAATAAAGCTTTATCTGAGCAAAGGATAAAAGCCGAAGAAACTTTAGCTGTTCAGAAAGCAAGAATAGATGAGAAAAATTTAGCTAGAACCAGAGCCGCCGAAATAACTTCTTCGAGATTAGGATTTGCTTCAAACATAGATCAAGCGAGAAGGAGAGAGCAAATAGCTCTTTCAGAAGATGCTATGAATGATCCGAGGGCTAATTATGGTTTAGGATTGAAAGAAATTACAGAAAGAAGAATTAAGGCTGAAGAAGATATAATTCAACAGAGAAGGGCAGCAGAAGATGCTCAATTAGATATTGAAATGAAGCAATCTTATTTGAGATTAAATGCTGAAATTCAAAATACAAATGCTTTAAACGATTTAAATCAAACTGTTCTTCGGTTAATTGGAGTTCAGCTTAGTGGGGATGCAGAAGTTAAACAAATTAAAGATTTTGTTAGCTTGCCAAATAATGTTAATGTTGATGACGAAACAATAAAAAGAACATTTGGTGATCAAGCTGCTAATAAATTCTTTGCGTTCCGTGAGGTAGAAAGTTCTCTTTCTCTTCAAACTGGTACACGTTCTTCAGCTTTAGAGGAGGCTTTGGAGAAACAAAAAGAATCCGGGGAAATAGATAAAGAAGCTTTAAGGATAGCTGCGGAAAAAGATGGTTGGAGTAAAATGGAGTTAAAAATGCTAGAAGAAGAATTGGAGAATAGAAAAGATGTCTTAGAAATAGAAAGAAGAATTGATGATACAATAAGAGGAAGAGCTAATGCTAGAGCTAGAGAGGGAGTAGATTTAGGGGGTAATTTTAGAGCTGGTATCGGGGCTATGAAATCAGAATCTGATGCTATATTAAATAATTTAGCTAGAGAAGCTCCTTCTAGATTTGCAGATGGAATGGCTAACGCTTTAAGTGAGGTCGCTCAAGGAACTAAAAGTTTAGGTGACGCTTTCACTGACATGGCGATTGATTTTGGTAGAATGTTGCAGCAGGAAGTTTTCAGGGCTTTAGCTCAAAGAGCTGTTGGTAGCGCACTGACGGGTTTATTTGGTACGGCAGGTAGTGCTGCTGCGGCTGCAGCCGGTAATATGCGCGGAGGCATCATTAAGGCTCAAAATGGAATGTATATTTCTGGAGGAAGAACCGGAGATAGAAATTTAGCATTATTGGAAGATGGGGAATATGTCTTAAATAGAAATGCTGTTAGAATGATGGGGGGTCCGAAAGGTTTAGATAATTTAAACTTTAACATGGCTCCTAGATTTGCTTCTGGAGGAGCATATTCACTTAGACCTGAACAGCAAAGATTAAAATCTGGAGAATTAGATTTCACTGGAAATTATATATCTAGTAATTCTGCTGGACGTATCAATGATGATATGTTCACTTCTTATGCTTTAGCTGAAGACAAATATTTTCAAGATAAGAAGCAAAAAGCAAGAGAAGCTTTAGAGAGAAGAATCCAAAAAAATTATGAGCGAAAAATGAAAAGAGCTCAATTAATTAGTTCTATTGTGGCTGCGGCTGGCAGTATAATGATGGCGTATGGAGCGTCTGGTATGGCAGCTAGTAGTGCAGCTGGGGCGCAAGGTAAAGCGGCTTTACAGGCTGGACAGATGACTGGGGCGGATGCAGCAACACAGGCAGGTTTACAACAGGCTGCTTCAAAAAGTAATTATGCTTTTGGGCAATTTATGCAGAAAAACGCAAATAATATATTGGTAAATAATATACCATTAAATACATTAGCTTCCAGCGTAAGTGGAACATTGTCAGAAACTGTATCAGGTTTAAGAAAAATAGGAGCTAATGATGCTTATATAAATAATTTCTTGTCTCAAGCTTCAGCGGGTCCTGTTGGAAAAGGAGTTAGCGGCATGACTTCAATATCATCTGGTTTATCAAGTCAAGGAATTGTGGCGGCGCAAAAAGCTTCTAAAGCGGGTTTATTTTCAAGGCTATTTTCTAGTGGAGCTGGTATAGCTTCTGGAATAGGTAAAAGGCAAGTGGGTGGTATAATAGGTTATAATTCAGGTGGATTTGTTCCTCATGGTTCTAGGTTAAGTGATACAATTCCTGCAATGCTTACTGGTGGTGAATATATCATGAATAATAAAGCTGTTAAGAAGTACGGACTGGGAACAATGAACGCTATGAATTCGGGGGCCTACCAGTCTGGGGGTATGGCTAGCAGCACAACTAATAATAATAGTACTAGCAATAATAATACTAATATATCTGTAAAAATAGATAGGGCTGGCAATTCTGTGTTTGGCGCAGATTCTAATAGCTATGAGCAAAATGATGTTATTATGTCTAAGAAGATGGCTAAGCAGATTAATTCTATTGTTTTAAGAACTATCAGTAATGAAAAAAGATACGGCGGCGAACTTTCTAAGAATGATCTAGGATGAAAAACGCAAAAACAAATTACGAAAATATATTTTACTTTGACCAAAGGGCTTTATCTGGAGTTCTATCTGTAGATGGTTCTTATAATTTAGCTTATGAGCCAATAAATGTTGTTGGGAAAGGGTTTTTAAAACAAGTCATGGGTTCTGTGCCTACGGCGAGCATGTCAGTGAGTAGATATATGACTTATTCAGATCCTATATTAAATGCTACTGGCGAAAGATCAAGATTAGCTATTCCATTTAGCGCCGGTTTGTATTATAAAAATAAATATTTTGCTTTTAATAATGGTTATTTAAATTCTTATGGTGTTAGTTGTTCTGTTGGTGAAGTTCCATCGATAGAATCTCAATTTGAAATATATGGTGATATAGGGCCTAACTTTAATCCTTCTGGAAATAAAAATGTTGGATCAGTTTTCGTGCCTCAAGTAAAAAATATAATATTAACAACAAAGGGGTCAACAACAAATAGAATAACTCAATTTAATATTGATTATAATATACCTAAAGTTCCTATATATGGTGTGTCAAGCGCTGATTCTCAATTTCCTATTGAGGTCCATAATATGTATCCAATAGAGGTTACATCTAGCTTTACGATAGAGATAGATGATTATGAAACAAAAAGTATTTTTGATGATTTGTCTTCTAGCGCATATTCTTCTTTTTCTATCGATGTGAAAGCATCTATATTAAATAATGTTGGATTATCTGACGCTGATGGCAATAATCTTATAGATGCTATTGATGAAGAAAATTTTAATTCTTTTGATAAAGGAGATGATCCATCTATATTCACTTTTAACGCTTCGGATGCAGTTATTGTTTCAGAACAAGTTAGTTCGTCATCAGACGATGTAATGAGTGTAAACTTATCATATAAAACATATTTAAATTAAAATGGCTAAATTTACAGATTTAACTCCAATATCTGGCCCTAACATGACTAATAGTTATGTTTTTGCGGTTTCCACAAGCTCAGATACAAGATCTTTGAGCTTGGATGAACTAGAGCAATCTTTTACAGGTTTGAAAGCCAAAAGTACTGATGGGATCAGTATGTTAGGGAGAACTGTGCCTAGTGGTATAACTGTTGGTGATAACGGGTTTGTTGGAATAGATAATGACGATCCAACTTTTTCTTTGCACGTTGGCGATTATAATGGAGTAACAAATCCAGAAATTAGAATAACTGGAGCTAGTTCTTCTAGATCTGTTGCTGTAACAATGTCTGATTCAGATATTTATTGGAAAAATATTAAAAAAGCTTCTGACTCAGATTATTATATTCAAGTTTCAGATGACGACACTAATTATACTGGAGTTTTTAATATAACTACAGGTGGTAATGTTGGTATTTTTGATGGGTCTTCTGATGTAACAAATAAATTGTATGTAAATGGTGGAGATATTAAATTCCAAAGCGGCATTTCTGGTATTATATTTGATCCGGGTAAAGCAGAGATTAAAACATCTGTAGCTTCAGATATTTTTTATATTAATCAGAGTAATACAGATGATATCTGTTTAGGTAATGATATATTTTACGTTTCTAATAATGTTTCTTCTCCTGCTGTGGGTATTGGTACGACTTCACCAAGTAGTCCAATAGAAGTTCACGGTGAAGATACGATTATTAATGTTGCTAATGCGACTTCTTCAAGAAGCAGAATAAGAATAAGCAATAATGTTGCTGTTTCGTTTTTAACTATGCAATTGAATAAGTTAAGCATAGGGCCGATAAGTTCTTTAAGCACAAATAATATTGTTTATGATTTATCTAATAGAAGATTAGGGTTAGGATCGACTGCTCCTGATAATAAATTGCATATTTATAGTAATACGGATAATAGATTATTGAAGATAGAAGGTAAAGCTTCTTCTGTTTCGGAAGTTTTTCAAACTAATAATTTTAATAATGATGAAGTTTCTTATACTGGTCCTAGGCATTCAGTGTATACATTTGCTAGATCTGTCGGGACTGGTCCGACATTTACGAATAATGTCAGCAAATGGGGTATAGGTCTGTATGACGATGGTGTGGCGGATTCTTATGAAGATGTTTTTGTTTTTAGAGTTGATTCGGATACTTCTTCAGCCTCTTCTATAAAAGCTTTTATAAATAGAGATGGCGATTTAGATATAAAAGGATCTTTAACTACTGATTCTGATTACACTAAAGGTAAATTTATTCAAAACTATCACACAAGGTGTGTATCTAGTGATATTTATATAAATCCATTTGAAGAAAGTTCTTCTACCAGCGCTAACGCTAGTAGCAGCACCGATAACGCTTTTGGGATAGCTCCTTATGCCGGGACAATTAAAAAAATAAAAATTGTAACAGCTGATACTTCTTTAACGCATTTTACTGCTGGTGCGAGATTTGAAATATCAGTTGTGAACGCTTCTTCTGGTGGAACCGATGAAGAGTTAGATTGTTTTTCAGATGTTGCTGCTACAGCTCCAACTTCTTTACCGACAAATGGAGTAGTAGCTCAATTCAATTTAAGTAGTGTGTCTAGCGCTGGGGATGTATTTACTTTTACGAGTTTTTCGGGTGATCCAAGTTTTGCAGAAGGTCAATTAGTTCAATTTAGAATTTGTCAAGCTGGAGGATCAGCTACAGATATTAATTGTACTATCATGTCAAGTATTTCTTATACAGTAGATTAAAATGGCTAAATTCTTTAATTATAAAGACATTGATTTTAGAATTAATGGAAGCATCTTTTATGCTGAGCAAGTTTCTTTATCTGCTCAAGCTTCCGTTGAGCCTGTTATATTAAGTGATGGAACATTTTTGAATTATGCTCCAAAGGGAGCTGTTGTTGGGAATTTATCTTGTGATTTTTATTTGAATGGATCATTCCCTTCTTTTTTAGATGTGACTAACACAGATGAAAGCGCCGTGACGGTTTCTTTTGCGGGAATAACAATAAACAATGTTTTTTTAAAAAATGTGTCTTTTTCTGTAGAGCCATTTCAGCCAGTTTTGATTTCAGCGGAGTTTGATTGGTATAGTAATATTTTATTTGAAAACATGAAAGAACAATCTAATTCAGCTAGGCAAAGTAAGCCTATACCATCTTATATTGCTCATTCTTATAAATCTTATATTGATCAAAATAATTTCTATCCAGATGATCCGAATGATTCTTTAGGTAATGTTGTTTCTTTTTCTTATTCCACTTCTTGTGATAGACCAATATTCTTAAAAGTTGATCAAACAATTCCTTTTAGATGCGCCAAATTAAATAAAAATATAAGTGTAGATTTAAGCGCGAATAATTTAGGCAAAATAGTAACAACGAAAGGAAAGAATATTTCAACTATTATTTATTTGAAAGATTTCTATGGGCAAAGTTTATCTACTTTTTCGATCAACGGTGTTATGACTAGTCAGAGTTATAGTGTTTCTTCTGGAAATTATATGTTAAGTCAGGCTTCTATAGAGAAGATGATAACGGAGGAGAAAGTTTTGGTATGAGTTATTTGATATCAGGATTAAATATTCAAAATATTAGTGATTATGATTCAACTCAATCGTATAATAAATATGATGTGGTTGATTTTCAGTTGTCTACTGCTGTAGCGTCTTACCCTCAAAAAGGGGTGGATGGGATTAGGTTTTGGTTTAATAATGAAGCATTATCGGATTTTTCTTTAAATCAAGATTACGATGTTACTTCTTGGACTAATAAGGTTGCAGCAGATTCTTATCTAAAGCAGACTTCTGAGGACGACGAAGAAAAGCCTTATGTTGATTTTAATGCTGATTATCTAGAATTGTCTAATAAAGAAAATTTATTTGGCAATACTTTTGAGGTTGGAGAAAATATTAACAGTAGAACTATTTTTATTTGTTTTGATCCTGCTCCTTATTCTTATACCACTTTCGATAATCAGACGCTGATGCATTTTGATACAAGTAATTCATTTTCTTCTTCTTATGGGAAATTAGAGATAGGAGGTAATGACTCTTTTTCGGATGCGTCTTTTAATACGGATGGAAAAATATATATAGATGGTGTCGGTTACGAAGCTTATTCAAAAATTTATAACACTCAGAATATAATTTGCATCACACTCAGCAAGAGTGGAGCAACAAAAAATTTAAAGTTGAGGCACAATGGAAAACAAATAGCTGATTTAAACACTTTTAATGATAATTGGTTCAATAGCTATTTAAAAATAGGGGGAAATAATGGAAATATTGGTATAAAATATTACGACATAATTGGATTTGATGGAGTTTTAACAGAAGCTTTAATTCAATCTTACGAAAAGTATTTGTTTGAAACTTATTTTAATATAGAAGGATTATTTTTTGCAAAAAAGGATGTTCCGGCTGGGTTAGAAACTTCTCCTTTAGCTGGCGGAGGTGGTACTTTTTATTGGACAAGGAATATAAATGAGTTATTTAATTTAAGTTATGGTAGCAGTGTTGATTTTTCTTGTAAGTTGTCAACAACTGATTTTGATGATGGTTATAAAAATAGCGTTGCAAGAAATATAAATCCTATAACAGCTACATTTAATTTCGCTTATGATGGGTTGACGGATATAGAAGCTAAAAGTTTGATAGCTTTTTTTGAGAATACTCCAGAAGCTAAAAAGAAAAGTATCTATGAGGATTTCGAGGGAGTAAACATGGAGTTGTTCACGCCATACAAAAAAGATTCTGAAATTTATTTTTTAGACATAGATCATTCTACTCCTTACAATAATATAAATTCAATTAATATAAAAGGAGAGTCTTTATATGATAGTTCGTTGGATTATAAAGGCTTGTTGGTGCAGTTGGATGAACAATATATAAGGACATATACGTCATCTTTAGAAGGGTTTGAATATAACGATGTAGTGTATGTAGATAGTTCAGTGTTTAGAGATAGGGGGTACTATTATTATACTGGGGATTCAGTTCAAGGTTCTCTTCCAGAAGAAAATGGTCCTTTAGGAAATGATTCTCATTTTACTAAAAATTTTTATTTCAAACAAGATATAGATTATAGCGTTCCTTCTCAGATAAGGTTGAGAAATTTAGATTTAGAAAGTTCTACTAGAGAATACGCTAAAGCGGGTATAAATTATAATGTTTTGCAATTTGATTTAAATTTTTCAAATAGATCAGATCGGGAAGCTAGGGCTATTTTAAAGTTTTTTGATTCTAAGATAGGATATAATACATTTAATTATACTTTGCCTCAACCTTATAATAAAACAATAAAGGTTTATTGCCCTGAATGGAGTCATACTTACAATTTTAAAGATGATCACAGCATTAAAGCTAAATTTATAGAATTCAAATCAGCAGCAGATTATTATGCTGGTTTTAATAGTATTGTTACTTTTGTCCCATGAGTGTTACTTATTACGGAATAGAATTAGAGGATGTTCCAACAGGATTCGGTATTTATACTGGTATAAATATTAGAAATGCTGGAGATACTCCTGTCAGATATGACATATCAATAGAAAAAGTTGATGTAGGGGGTATCCCGCCGGAAGATGAAGTAGATACACTGTTTCTTTTGAAAGATTTAAACGTTTTTACATCTTTAGAATCAGAATTGCAGATTGAAGCTAATCCTAATTCAAACTCAAAGTTTTATGTTGTTCATAAACCTTTTAGAACAGATACTGATGATTATGAAACAGCTAGAATAACCATAAATACTCTAGCTTATAACGGAGATGAGGATGACGAAATAACTATAGACGTAACTGGCGTGAGAGTAACTGGAGCTCCTAATGAGCCGCCAGTTCCAAATAGTTTTTACACAGTTCTAAATTGGAATGCTACTGATGGTGTTCATGCTAAATTTAATTGGTCTTATATTAAAACTAATAGTTATGTTACTGGCTTTAAATTGGATTTAGCATCTGATAGTTCTTTTTCTTCATTGGTTGATGAAATATTTCTTCCTGTTGAAAGTAATAGTTCAGACATATTGCCAGATTTTGGAAAATATGCAGCATTAAGTGGTTTTGATTTTAGCTTGACGGCTAAAAATTTAGGTTTTGGTTCTAGCTATTATGCTCGATTGAAAGCTTTAAATAATGCTGTGTCGCCATTATCAGCAGAAAGTAGTTATGTTTATGGCCCAGTATTCAGAGGTAGCAATCCAAATTTAACTCAAGAACAGATAGAATCAGCAACATCTGCTCCTCCTGAAATTGTTTTAACGCCGGGTAAACTGCAAATAATATATAAAGTTACTGAAAATAATAATCCTGTGGATGTTTTGCTTTTGTTAAAAAATGAAAATGGTGGAAATGGTTATAATTTTATGGGGTATAATGAGGCTGAAATTATATTTGAGCCGTTACTGAATAATGTGAGCGCTTCTATTGTGGGTAATTCTACATATCCATCACCTTTGTACACATTGGCTCCAAATGAATATTCTTTTAATGTTGATTCTAATAATATTTTTAAACTGACATTAAAATTCAATAGAGTTAGTTTGTACGGTTATGGCGGTGAAGGGGTGACGCCTAATTCTTTGGTTGGGGGTAATGGTGGGGCTTTATTTAATTTCGATAATTTAAACTATACAGATAATGGAGTTTTGAAGCAGTTCAACTATTATATAGTTAAAGATATATATTCTGAATTTGTTGCTGGGGTTGGAGGAGGACAAGGTTTCGTCATTACAGATACAGATACGGAGGATAGAAATAGCGCGATTTATGTGAACGGAGGCCAAATAGATTATGTTAATTATATAAATTTAGTTGAACAAGACGTTCAAAATGAATCTCTCAATCTTTTAAATGAACTAACATGAATAGTAAAACTACAAATAGAAATCAAAATCAAGATTTTTATCTGAATGGAAAAAAAATTTCTATTGGGCGAGCTGTCAAAGCCGACTCTAATGGTTTGTTGTTGGCTTCTTCTACGATAAGTATAAAAAACAATAAAGATTCTAAAAAACCATTATCTTCTAATATAGTTGATGTAACGAATAAAAATATAGTTACAAAAGATTATTCTGGAAATTTATCGAGATTTACAATATCTTCTGCTAATACTCAAGGTTTAAAAATAGAGCCTCTTGGTGTGGCTGGCCAAACGGGATTATCTGTTCAGCCGGTTTCAACGGAGCAAAATCCAAATGTGTTTTTAAATTTTTGGAATGTTAATTTTGATAGGAACTTTTTAGCGTTTAATTTTTCTAGCGATTCTTTCGCCGGTTTATCTGTTGGATCTTCGTTTACAAGTTGGCAAGATGAAATAACAGAGCAATCTATATCTGGTAGCGGAGAGGTCGTTGAGGCTTATGGTCAAAAATTTTTAAAAATAACTAATGGGTCTAGATTTTATAGCACACAATTCAAGTTAAGAAATGTTTTGAATCCAAGTTTTGGTATTTTAGTTTTTGCTGTTGCAACAACAGATTCCACAAAAACTACACAAGAAGTACTTTCTCCAACGAGAAAAGTTTTACAGTTTTTAGATAATGTTACGTATGAGATAAAAACAGTCAAGAGTGAATATGTTGATGAGACTTTAACTATTCCTTACGTGGATAGGCAAGATAATAAAATGAAAAAATTCACAGTTACTGTCAAAAAATGGGTTCAAAGCTATAAAGTGTATGTAGATCAATGGGGTTCTCCAACGAGTTGGCCTACAAATATAAGTTGGCAAGAGCAAACTTCCGAAAAAGAAACGTTTATTTACTATAATAGCGATAAATATAAAAAAGATAATCCGCAGGTTAAATTTATTGGTAGTCGTCCTGAGTTAGTATCTGAGTTTGATGGTAAATATCCGGTTAGATATAGTGGAACTACTAATATGGTTGATACTTCTTTGAAAATATTGATTTCCCAAACAAGTGGTACAGATTTTGGGAAAGGAGATTACAAAATATTTACTTATGGATATGCTTATTCTGTAGAAATAGATCAAGGAGTGACTACTGAAAAAACATACACTGAAACTACTTCAGGCTATGTAGAAAAGATAGATAGGACACCAGCATATTCTTATAATCTTTATCAGACTAATTTTGCTAATATCCAAGGTTCTTCATCTGTCAATTCTGCTCATTTTATAACTTCGACATTAAATACTTTGAGGTGGGCGTCAAGATCGGGAGGGGGGCAAACCCCTTTTATAGATTTCCAAATACATCAAACAGCTGGAGAAACTGTAAATAATTTTTCTGGAGGAATAGATGCTAATACAATTCAATTTAAAGAGGATTTAACAAATTCTGCTTCTAATTTAAGTTTTCCAGACACGAAAACAGATTTTATTGTTAGCGAAAGCTCTGGAGATGTTACTTATAAAAAGTTCAAATTGTTTTTTGTTCAAATGCATACTGATAGTGTTCAAGAAGATGTTGCATTTGTTAATTCGTCTTCGGAATTATTAAACGGCATTTTCCTTACTCAAGGAGGAATTGATCCTCAATATAAATATGATGCTAGAAGCAAAGCTATAATGAAAGCTTGGGAAGAGCTTGGTTATGGGGTAGAAGAATTTTATCCTAGTTCATACCCTGTTAATTTAAATGAAATTTTAACTAAAGTTCAATTTAATACGATTATTAATGGAAAGCAAGCTGATTCATCATATTATAGATTGCAGCAAGCTGCGGATTTGTACAAGCAAGATGGATATTTAATGGTGGCGCAAACAGACGGGTTAGGTAAAGGGAATTTCGTAGATTATGCTGTTTCTTTGGGTCATAATGATGGAAGTGTGGTAGATTCAGAAATATTTTTAATGGATTATTTATATGGTTACGAACAAACTAAAGAAAAAAGAGATAATAGGTCTAATCTTCTTATGGAGCATTTAGTTCATAAGTATAAAAATTTAATTTTTAAGACTTCTGATGATGATTTTCAAATATCTAATTCTACTAATGCTTTGCAGTTTAATATTCCGAGCGCTCATCCTTTCATTAAAATTCACACTAAAGGAGAATAAATAAAATGTCAGATTTATTTTTATTACAAAATAACCAGATAGTAGATTTGTTTGAAATTAAGCTTAATGATTTTGAAGGGTTTTTAAGATTTCATGGCTCTAAAAATTATAAAAATGATTTAGTTTATAATGGGCAAATATATCTGTATATTCCTTGTGAGTTATCTCAATTGAGTTATTCATCTGAAGGAAAACAATCTAGACCAACTTTAACTATAGCGAATATAAATAATTTCATAACTAATGTTATGAAAGATAGAAGTAGTTTATTAGGCCGGAGGCTCTCTAGAAAAAGGGTGATGGCTAGAGATTTAGATAATATTAATTTTGGCGGAGAAAATAAAAATCCATTTGGTCAGAAAATTTTAACTTCTTATATAAGCTCAGATACTTTTGTCATAAATAAGAAAGATTTTGAAGATAGAGATAAAGTAGAATTTACTTTAAGTAATATTTTAGATACAGAAGGTCTCACGGTTCCTAATAGAAAAATTTATAATAATTTCTGTCAATGGCAATATAGAGGTTGTGGTTGTAATTATGGAAAAATTTACAATTATGACGGTCCTATTGTTAGGGTAATGAATGATACCCAAGTAGGCTCTGTTACTTTTGAGCCAAAAACTTTAAAAGACATATGCGATGACGAGGGCATAAGTAGTAATTGTTTTTTGTGGCTGGATGAAGATGGTCATAATTTAAATAACCCTCTGACAGAAATACAAACAGCAAATCTATTGAGTTACACTGAAGCTCAAGGAAATATAGCTATAGCAGGAACAGCTACTCCAGACATAAATACAGCTGGAATAAGTAAAGGGACTCATTATGATAAAGATAGTGGTGCAGGTTTATTTTTGAAAGAATGGATAGATAGATCGTATACGATTCGTAATAGCGGTTCTGCAAAAACAGTGTCTACAAATTCAAATAATTTTGCGATGAGATATCGTTCTGAGAGTAGGAAACCATTAAATGATAAAGTTAATGGCAATGAAGCTTTGTGGGGAATAAGATTATATCCTAATGTGGGTTGGTATTCAGATTCTCTGGGGAATTACGTTAAAGATTCTACTTCTGAGGTAGTTTTTGATGCTGTAGCTACAGATATAGATGCTGCAGACAGCTTTACTATATTTTTTGTATCAGAATTAGTAAATAAATATTACGATATAGATAAAAACATTATTTCTTCTGACGAAATGTTTGGAGTGATTGGAGGGCAAAGTACAAATCCAAGCGATTTAACTATAGGGACACAGATAAAAAAATCATCCAGCGATGCTACTAATCAAGCTGATTATTTGAGCGTTTCTGCTACAGCTGGAGGAACGCAACAGGTATATTCTTCGAGTCCTGCGTTTTCAGATAATTTTAATGAAACAAAATCTTATTGCGTCAGAGTAGACAAAACTAAATCAGGAAATGAGATCGATTATTTTATAAATTCTATCAAAAAAGTTACTGGATCTTTACCTTCTGGGTGGAATGGGTTGACTGGTTATGGTTTTAATTTAAGTAATACAAATTATAATAATGCTGCAGGAGAATTTGTCTTATATGAATTTATAGTTTTTGATTCAGCATTAACTGATAAACAGATTGGCGAAATAAATAAATATTTAGCGACTAGATATGGTAGACATTTATTAAATTTACCAACACAGGCTCAAGAATCTCTTCCTAATGGTTCTGTTCCTAGCAAGATCTTTTTTTCTGATCAGGATGGAAATTTAGGTATACCTATGGCTGATGCTTCAGATAAATCATTTTTGAAAGATATAGGTAGTGCTAAAAAATACACTAATGATCAAACATATGGTTTAAGTAGTTTGAAATATAGAGGAGACTTCGATATTAATACTCAGTATTCTCAGATGGATTTTGTAAAAATTGATCCAAGCATAGATTTTGATTTTGACAAGACTTCTATAAAAAAAGAAGAAGAGATTCCTTCAAGATTTTTCGTCTGTATTAGTGAGAATGGGTCCAAAGGGTTAGATCCAATGAAAAATACTAATATTTGGGTAGAAGATCAATGTTCGAAAACTTTAAATGGATGTTCGTTAAGATTTTCAAGTTCTGACAGTGCTCAGCAAATTAATCTACCTTTTGGCGGATTTCCCGGCACAGTTGATTATGACTACCAATTACCAAGTTCCTAAAAAATTAAAAGAGCAATTAAAAAGAGATTCTATTTCTTCTCAGGAAGAAATTTGTGGATTTATTTTAAGAGATAAATTTATTAAAGTAGAGAATAAGCATCCAGAAAGTAAGAATTTTTTTTTGATTGATCCTTTAGATTGTATCTGGGAAGAAGGCGTTATTTTGTTTCATAGTCATCCTGATCACGTTAAAGAAAAAGGGTTTTCTGAATGGGATTTAGAAAATCAGTATTATTTTCAGTTGGATATGCTATTATATAGTGTAAATAATGATGAGTTTTATTTCAAAAAGATATGATCGCCGTAGATTTAAAAGGAGTTTTAGGTAAAAAATTTGGAGAAAAATGGGAACTGGAAGTCGATTCAGTTTATGAAATTTTTGAGGCTATTCAAGCTAACAAAAGAAATTCTGCAAAGATTTTTGCAGACGCGGCTAAGCTTGCATCTCATTTTATTGTTTTTGTGAATGGTAAAATTTTAGCTTCTTATAGTGTATTTAGTAAAATTTTAAAACCGAATGATTTTGTTCAAATAGTTCCTATTGTTCAAGGAGGAAGCCCTTTAGTGATATTTGTAATTGGTATGATTCTTCAAGTTGTGTCAATGATCCTATTAAAAGCTTTAAGCCCTAAAAAACCAAAAGATGTTAAAACTAGCTCTACTATTTTGACTGGCACAAGAAATGTGTCAAGCAGAAATGTTGTCGTTCCGCTAGGTTATGGGAGAATGAGAGTGGGTAGTGTTGTTATTTCTAATGATTCTATAATAAAATCATTAAGATTAGAAGCGGATACTAATTCTACAGCTCTTGGTTATTTGCCTTTAGCTGATTTAGCTTATCAAGTAGATGTATTAGATGGAAACTCTTTTAATGGTATAAAAAGTAGTCAAGGAATTAACCCTTATTTAATGATTTAATATGGCTGATAATACAAATTTTGCTAGCCTAGATGACCAGCGGTTTAGTCAAATGGTCGGAGCTATAGCTGCTGGTAATAAGAGCAGGATAGAATCTGAAGAGCAATTTTTTGCTACAGATTTGATTTGTGAAGGTCCTATCGAGGGGTTAGTAGATGCAAATGGAAGTTTATTGAAATATATAAGCTCATCAAATCAGTCTATAAATAACTCTAATATTATTTTATCTAGAGGTATTTATTATGATGATGTTCCTGTTTTAGATACTTCTTTAGATAGATTTAACTTTTCTAATTTAAATTTTGCAGTTTCTTATGGTGAAGAACTTCCTATGGAAGCTGTTTATCCTTCCACAGTATTTAGATACAATAAAAGAATGTATTTAAATAATTCTACTCCGGCGGTCACCGCGCCTGCTGAATTAGGTGGCGCGGCTATTTTTAAATCTTCTTTTTTTATTAAAACTGATACATCAGGTACTATCGATGGAAAAGATTATCCGGGTAGTACTGCTGTTACTAATCCTTTAATATCGGCAAATGGTGGTAAAATTTCAAACACCGTAGATAATCTAGATAAAACTCGACTTTCTGCTGGTGAGTTTACTCACAAGATAGTTAATAAATATTGCGATTATCTTAAAATTAATCTATCTATAGATAGTTTATTTAAGGTTGAAAAAGACACTGGTACTATTTTACCGGCACAAATGGCTTTTGCTGTAGAGATATCTAAAGATACATCGAATGAAAGGCTGTTGTGTTATTTTCTTGTTAAGGGTATAGTTAAAGGATCTCAGACTTTAGTAGAAATTCCGTTCAATTTAGATTTAGATACAGTTAATGCTAATTCTTATTATGTGAAAGTTTATTCTTGTACAAAAAGAGTAGCTTCGGATGACGCCACTGAAGATAAAAGTTTTTCTATAAATTCAATCGTTGAGCAAATTAGAACAAGAGGGGGATTCTGCCATCCTTTTTCTGCTCTAGTAAAAACAGGGGTTGCTTCTAAAAGTTTTTCTACAGATCCGGCAAGGTCTTTCGATTTAAAACTTCTTAAAGTTAAAGTTCCAGATATCTATGATTCGGAAAGCAAGACATACAGAGGCAGTTCTTACGATGGTAATAACAATAGATTTAGTGATATCTGGACAGGTAAATTTGATTCTTTTTTAAGATGGACGGATAACCCTGCTTGGATTTTTTATGATATTTGCACTAATGCTAGATATGGCATGGGTAGGTCAAATATTATAGACAGTGATTTAAATAAATGGGATTTATTTCAAATAGCTAAATATTGTGATGAATTAGTTGAAGTAAAAACTCCATTAAAATATGATTTTGATAATTTTACAATAAATCCGCTTGCGAATTATCCTAATACGATATTAATAGAAAAAGACACTAGAAGTATTGCTGATTTTAAAACTCAATACCCTCCTGTTTATGACGAAAGTACTGATTATGCAAATATTGCGCTTTTGGGCAATAATGGTGGATATCAAAACAGCGTAATTAGCCTATTGAATTTAAAAAATCAAAATGGGTCTGTTGCTGAGAATTTTAGGAAAATTATTTGGTCTGTAGATCTTGTTTATTTTGATGGTGACTCAATAACTGGAATAGATAATGAAGAAGAGAGTTCAGCTACGCATTATATGATAACATTAATGAATGATTTCGGGCCTAGGAAATTCTTCGAAAAAAACAGTGCTTTTTTTAATTCTTTTGCCGAAGATTTAAAGGCTGCTTTAGACTTAAAACAAATAACAGTTGATCCGAGTGAGACTTTTAAAGCGGAAACTAAAATAGATTTAAAGAAGAATATTAGTGCTGCAAAATTAAATACTGAAGACGGAGCGAAAGAATGGATTCTGCTGAAATTTGCTTCTTTGAAGAAAAATACCAACAATCAGAATGATCAAAATAGTTTCATTGATTCTTATTTGAATGATAGAGTATTCCCTTCTGATTTAGATCTTACGAACTTGAGTGGTCAGTGTTCTCCCAAGGTAAAAAATTATAGAGAAGCTTTAGAGCCTAGATTTACTGGAAATATATATATAGATAACGAAACAGAAGCTTTAAAATTAATAAATGATTTATCTTCTATTTTTAGAGGTATTACTTATTACAAAAATAATTTGATTACATCTACAATTGATGTGGATAAAGAAATTTCTTATTTATTTAATAATACAAATGTAAAAGATGGTATTTTTACTTATTCTTCTGGGTCTTTAGATGGGAATTATACAGTAGCAAAAGTTTTTTATAGAGATAAATATAATAATTTTTCTGAACAAGTAGAAGTTGTTGAAGATTCACTCTTGATTCGAGAATATGGGATCATACCTAAAGAGATTTTAGGTTTTGGTGTGACTTCGAGAGATCAGGCTAGGAGGCTTGGTTTATGGATGTTAGCTACAAATAGATTTGAAAACGAAACTGTGACTTTTAACACTAGTTTGCAAGGATCTTTATTAAAGCCTAGTGATATTATTCAAATAGAAGATCAATATAAAAATTCAATCAATCTTCAGGGTAGAGTTATTTCTGTCAATTACACAGAGGGTTATGTTGTTGTTGATAGAAAATTAAGAGCTAGCTTAACTGGTAATATAATAAAATTTTTATTTATTAATAATTTATTTACGGACGATTCTAACATTCAGAACTCAATAGATTATGAAGGTTCTTCAAAGACAAATAATGTTTTTGAAATGAAGGTCGATAGAATTGATAATACTAATAATAGAGTCTATTTGGATCAAAATTATGTTAACGAAGATGGAGAAAATACATTTGATTTTATGGGGCGAATAATCGCTTCGTGTCCGTTTATTATTGTAAATAAAATAAAGAATCAAAATATACAAAAACTGTATAAGATCGTTTCTATATCTGAAGAAGATGTTAATTCTTATAATGTCTTTTGTATTAGACATGATAATAATAAGTATTCATTGCTAGATAAAGGGCAAATTAGTGATTCTTTAAACTCTGATGATAATACTATTTCTTTTTCTAATTTTTCTAATTTGGTCGAATTAGATTTGAGCGAAATTGAAACAACGGATGATAACTCTTATTATAAAATAGAAAATTTAAATAATTCTACAGATGTCAGTTCTTTTAATTTTTCTTTTCATGAAAATTCTCAAACCTTGAGGCTTGAAGATGACGAGAATCAGAATTTTGTATACCAAAAATTATCTATTTATTTTTCTAAAATCAAAGATTTTATAATAGATAATAAGGATGACGCTGATCCTGATAATTATTATACAAAAGTTTATGATGTTTTGAGAAATAATGGAGGATTCTTAGTGGTTTTATATTTAAGAAATCAATCTATTAAGTTTTCAGTCCCTTACTCTGTTGTTCAAGTAGGTAATGATACAAGTAATACAAGAAGTATATTTTTGGGTAGATTTTACAAAACAATTACAAACGCAATAACACCTACGAATGGAATTAGAATATATCTATATAATAAAGAAAATAAAATCGTGCAAGTGTAATAATAGTTATGCCTATATTTAGTGGAGTTTCAGGTCCAGTTTATTCAAAGAATTTTGAAATAAGAGACGTTAGAATTGTAGATTTAGACAAAAGCTATGGAAGAGTTTTGTCTGACAGCATTACTTTCTCTAATGGTCTCAAAGGAAAGGTCGTATCCCTAAATCAGCCAAATTTTACTATACAGTTAGATATATATGATCCAGATTTACAACAAGTAGTATCTTTAAATTCTCTTTCTAATACAGATTTTTCAGGCATAAATTTAGAAGTGCAAGGCGGCGCACTCAGGGAATCCATGTTCAGAACTTTGGATTCAAAAGCTACAAGGAGAAGTATATCTCTATCGGATTTGGCTATAAATTGCGCTGAGTATACAGGTGTAGAAAATTTAAGTTCGCTAAGAACTGGTTTGTACCTTTATTTTACATCTAAAAGCGTATTTGGTGATGTTAGTAATTTTTCTTTGGATCTAAGAATACCTGAACCGGAAATTTTTGATTTAAACATTATAACAAAAAATCCTTTGAGGTTTAATGTTGTTGGAGGTGGGCCGGGATTACAAAATATAAGTTTATTTTGCGTTAAAGATAATTCTATTGAAGATTATTCTGGCAATAAAAATTTATTATTGTCTGATAATAATTCTTATGTTTATTACAGAAAAGATTTCGATTTAAGAAATAAAGATATAGAATCTTATGTTTTTGAAGCGAATGTTCCTGTTATTAGGAATGATTATCAAGATATTTCTCTTCCTTTTAATTTAGTTCTTGTTCCTCAAGATAATTTTTCAACTGGATCTTATTTTTTGAGTTCTGGAATAAAAAGTTACTTTAATAGTGAATATGATATTGCTCCAGAGATAAATAATTTAACAGGCAAGGTTATTGCTAGTCAGAATAAATATGATAAATATTTAGATTTACAGGCTTTTGTTAAATGGGATGAAACTAAAAATAAAAATTTAACTTTTGAAGCTGATATTGTTGAATTCGGGGAAACTGGATTAGCTGGCCATCCACAAAATCAAGTTAATTATCAGATGACCGCTCAGAATCCTTCTGTTGAAAACATTTCTTATATTGTTCAAGGCACTGGATCTGGGATTAATGTATCGTTAATAAATAGTGAAAATATAGGAGTATATTCTTCAGATATATTTTATGTTACTGGGTCTGGGATTGGTTGGCAAGATCATACTTTATTTTTAGATGATTATAATATTTTCGAACCCGGAGAATATAATACAGGAACTTCGCTTAGCTATATAACAGAAGTAAGAATTCCATCTGGTAGCTTGCAATCAACTGAAATTTATTTTGTTTATTCTTTTGATACCGGAACTAGCGAGTATTCTTTTTATCCTTCTGGGGGTCAATATACAGGATCAATTTATACTGGTACTTATTATGGTTATCCTTTTACAGGTTTAAGTGGAGAATTCGATAGTTTAACAGGATTAAATTCTGGTATATCTGGTGTAGGTGTTCCTTCTTCTTTAACGGATCTTGATGAACATGGCGTACTAATTGCTAAAATAATAACAGGTTATAATGATGGAAGCTTAGTTCGTACTGATACATTTCTACAAACAGCATTTGATCCTTCTTTATCTTTTCCAGTAAAACCTAATAAAAATTATAAGTTTAAAGTTAGATCCAAAGATTCTCAAGGTCTTTATTCTGATTTTTCTGATACGCTTTTATTTACTTCTGGTGAAATTTATTCAACAGTAGAAGAGATTTTTTCTGGTCAATATGTTTTAGCTGGTTCTGGAACTAGTGGATATATTCCATTTTTTAGCGGCGACGATTTATTATTTGATTCTATAATTTATCAAGCTACAGGAAATATCGGCATCAACAAGCTAGAGCCAAGCGGAAAATTACACGTTGGAGGAAATGTATATATTGATGATGTACAACAAGAAATAGATGATGAAAAAGTTTTAGTTTGGAACTCTTCAAGTGGTTTAGTTGGGTATTCGCCTTTCGCAGCTTCAAGCGGAACTTCAGGAACTAGTGGAACAAGTGGAACCTCTGGTAGTAGTGGAACTAGTGGATCATCAGGAAGCTCTGGAAGCTCTGGATCTTCTGGAAGCAGCGGATCATCAGGTACTAGTGGGTCATCAGGTACTAGTGGATCATCAGGTACTAGTGGGTCATCAGGTACTAGTGGGTCATCAGGTACTAGTGGGTCATCAGGTACTAGTGGGTCATCAGGTACTAGTGGGTCATCAGGTACTAGTGGATCATCAGGTACTAGTGGGTCATCAGGTACTAGTGGGTCATCAGGTACTAGTGGATCATCAG